GGTAAATTTGTTTTAGGTCATGATGAACCGCAGTACGAAATATCTATAGAATTTATGGAAACGTATTATAGACATTTATGGATTCATTGTAAAAACTATGATGCTTTAAGTAAGTTAGTAGAAATAGATAGAGGAGGGGTTTATTTAAATTACTTTTGGCATGATACAGACGACGTTATTATAACATCCCAAGGGTATATGTGGGCAAACCCAGGCACCTATATAGAAGGTAGTATTGCAGTACTTCCTGAATATAAAAAAGATAAAATAGAAGGAAGATTAGGGGTTTGTAGTGATTATATTATTAATTATGAATAAAGCAGTTTTTATTTCTGGTTTTTTATATGGATTATCTGATAACATTATACCGTTTTTAGATAAAGATACTGATTTATTTGTCCACTCATGGCAAACAGAAGAAAATAAAAGATGGATTAAAAAATTAGATAGATATAAAAAATACTGTAATGAAACTACTTTTATGTTTACTAAACCTGAACATAAAAGAAAAAGAATTTCTTATTTACAATCTACTTGGTACGCTACTAATTTAATAAAAGATCCATATAAATATAAATCTATAGTTAAATTTAAACCAGATTTAGATACTGACATTATAAGCTATAAAGAAGATATGGAGAATAGTTTTAGAAAAGCTTATTTACAAAGTCAACCTTTACTTAATGATGTCACTAAAGAAGAATGTGTTTACGGATATATTCATTATAAATCAATAGACGAAAGAATCTTTACTTGCTATCCTCATGTAATCGATAAGATGTTTCAAGATGACGGTACTAAAAGCTATCATCAAGGTTTTATGAAAGAAGCTATAAGTTTAGATAAAAAACTTCAATGGTGGATTGCTAAAGAGTATGAAGGTAGTTTGCTTTGGAAAGAACTATTTGATTATTATAATATTGAAGTTATACAGGATATCAATTTAAAATTACCAAACAATAAACAATGGCAATAAAGAGAAGTATAAAATTAGATCCATCAGAAAATGAATCTATTTTAAATCTACAAAAAAGAAGAAGTCTAATAGACGAAGAATGCGCAGAAATAAAAAAAACTGAGCTATCTATAGAAAGAAGACTCGAAGCAGTAAAGTCTTTTATTGCTAAAACTGATGCGATAGAAAAGAATCTTGTTATAGAGTTACAAAAAAGATACGGAAAAGGAAGCTTTGACTCAGCAAAAGGCTTATTCGTACCACTATAATTTTCGAATATCGCAGTCTATTTATATAAGAGAACGAATACTCTTTTTATAAGGTGTGTTTCGATTATTACAATATATTTATTAATAGACATAAATTAAACTAAACCTAACATGGCAGAAACTATAATCTCCCCAGGTGTATTTACTAGAGAAAACGATATATCTTTTGTAACCCCAGCACCAACTGAAGTAGGAGCATGTATAATAGGACCAACAGTTAAAGGCCCGGTAGAAATACCAACTACTGTTACTTCCTATAATGAATATGTAAGAGTATTCGGAGATACATTTGAATCCGGTTCAGCTAATCAAGAATTTTTAACTTCTATTGCCGCTAAAAATTATTTTTCTCAAGGAGGAAATAACTTATTAGTAGCAAGAGTAGTAACAGGATCTTTTACAGCGGCTAGCAGTACTCATGTATCTGCATCAGAAGCTGCATCAGTACAACCTTTCCAATTAGAAACAATAGGTAAAGGAGCAATATATAATAACCACGATGGAACTTCTGCTAGTAGTATTTCTGCAAGTAGTGACAGTTCACTAGTACTAGGTAATAGCGATAATTTGAGATGGGAGATCTCAAACGTTAGCGAGGCTAAAGGTACTTTTACAGTTTCTGTAAGAAGAGGTGATGATAACTTAAAAAATAAAATAGTACTTGAAACTTTTAATAATGTAGATTTAGATCCTAATTCTAGTAACTACATTGAGAAAGTAATTGGTAACCAAACTAAAGCAATAGCTGGTACTAACGATCATATTATTACTAGTGGAGAATATATTAATAAATCTAAGTATATTAGAATAAGCTCAGTAAATTTACCGACTATCAATTACATTGGTAACAATGGAGCAAGAAGATTAGAAGCACATACAGGTTCATTACCAACAGCACAATCTGGAGCATTTATGAGTGCAACAGGAGAGATTGTTAACAAGGGTATGACTTTCTTTAGCGATATAGCTGCTAATACTCAAGGATTAGGAGTAAGTCATTATAGCAACGTTATTACTTTGCTTAATAATGCAGATGACTTTAAATTTAATATAATTTCTGCACCAGGTATCATTGATAATCATCATGGTGCTACAGTAGATGGATTAATTGACTTAGCAGAAACTAGAGGAGACTGTATTGCAATAGTAGACTTACATGGACATGGAGCAACAGTTGCTAACGTAACAACTCAAGCTGATACATTAAATAGTTCTTATGCAGCAGCATACTGGCCTTGGCTACAAACTGACTCTGCTACAGGTAAAAACGTATTTGTACCTGCTTCAACATTTATTCCTGGAGTATATGCATTTACAGATGGAGCTAACGCACCATGGTTTGCACCAGCAGGATTAGTAAGAGGAGGACTTGCAGGAGTTATTCAAGCAGAAAGAAGATTATCTCGTACACAGAGAGATACTTTATATGATGCTAAAGTAAATCCAATAGCTTCTTTCCCTGGAACTGGAATAGCAGTATTTGGTCAAAAGACTTTACAAACTAAAGCTTCTGCTTTAGATAGAGTAAATGTAAGAAGATTATTAATAGACCTAAAAGAGTTTATTGGTAACCAAGCACAGAACTTAGTATTTGAACAAAATACAGTAAATACAAGAAATAAATTCTTAGCAGCAGTAAATCCATACTTAGATTCAGTAGTACAAAGACAAGGTCTTTTTGCTTACAGAGTAGCAATGGATGACAGTAACAATACAGCTGATGTAGTAGATAGAAACCAATTAGTTGGACAGATATTTATACAACCAGCTAAAACTGCAGAATTTATAGTACTAGACTTCACAGTTGAACCTACAGGAGCATCTTTTGGAGCATAATAAAATAAATAACTATTTATAATAAATTAAAAACATAAAATGGCAGTATTAGACCCAAATGAAATAATGTTCAGAGCGTTTGAGCCAAAGGTGCAAAACAGGTTTGCCCTTTTTATAGACGGTATTCCATCGTTTATGGTAAAAAATGTAAAGGCTCCGAGCTTTACTGACGAAGTAATAAAGTTAGATCATATTAACTCGTATAGAAAAATTCGTGGGAAAAGAGAATGGCAAGATATGGATCTTGTTTTATATGATCCAATCACACCTTCTGGAGCACAAGCAGTAATGGAATGGGCTCGTTTATCTTACGAATCAGTAACCGGTAGAGCTGGTTATTCAGATTTCTATAAAAAAGACTTAACACTTAATGTTCTTGGACCTGTAGGAGACATTATAGGTGAATGGGTAATGAAAGGTGCCTTTATACAAACAGCAGACTTTGGACAGTATGATTGGTCTAATTCTGAAGTAGTTGACTTAAATATGACTATTTCAATGGACTACTGTATATTAAACTTCTAATAAACTACCACATATAAATCTTAGAACCCGGCATTTAGTCGGGTTTTTTGTTTGTATCATAATTTATTTTTCGTATATTTATATAAAAGACTAGTTATAATTAATAAAATTTATGGAATCACAATTTAAAATACCATCTGAAACAGTACAACTACCTTCAAAAGGATTAGTTTATTCAAAAGATTCTCCTTTAAGCAAAGGGGAAATAGAAATGAAATATATGACAGCTAAAGAGGAAGATATATTAACTAACTCTAATTTTATAGCAAACGGAACAGTCATAGATAAACTACTTGAATCTCTTATAGTAACTGAAAACGTTGATTTTGATGATATTCTTATAGGAGATAAAAATGCTATTATGGTAGCAGCAAGAATACTCTCATACGGTAAAGATTATACATTCAGTTTTAGAGGAGAACAACATAACATAGATTTATCTAAGTTAGAGAATAAAAAAATTGATTATAAAGTATTAGAAAAAGGTATAAATGAATTCGAATTTACTTTACCTAAATCTGAAAATAAAGTAACGTTTAAACTTCTTAATCAAAAAGACGAAAGAAATATTACTAACGAACAAGATGGATTAAAAAAATTAAATAAAGATAACAGTACTGAAGTTACTTCTAGACTTAAGTATACAATTACTTCAGTTAATGGTAGAAGAGAACCTAAAGATATCAGAGAATTTGTAGATAAATTCCTGTTAGCTTCTGATGCTAGGGCACTTAGAAATCATATGATTACTGTTACTCCGGATGTTGACCTTAGGTTTTATCCGGACGACGTATCGGGGGGCGTTGATTTGCCGATAGGCATAGGGTTTTTTTGGCCTGACATCTAAACAAAGAAGCAGTATATTTACTCAGATACATGAAATAGTATTTCACGGTAATGGAGGATATACATGGAGTGAAGTTTATAATATGCCAATATGGCTTAGAAAATTTACCTTTCAAAAAATACAAGATCACTTCGATTCTTTAGCTGATAAAAATAAAAACAAGAGTCCAAAAAAGAAAAAAACCTTTGGACCCGATATAAAACCAAGCTTTACCTCAAAGGCGTCTAAAAAATAGACGTCTTTCCTATTTATAACATATAACTCTATATGGCAATAGATCCTAAAAATAAACAAGAAATTGACGAAACTGGACAGTACGTTCAAGATACTCTTACTAGTGTAGCAGCAAAAATTGGTGAGAACATAAAATCTGCTATTGAAAGTTCTTTAGATGATATAGATGCTACGGTACTTAAATCTATAGAAAGAGACCTAGATAGAACATTTAAAGGCTTAGTTAGAACCTCCTCAGACTTTTCAGGAAATGTATATAAGGTCCAAAACGGCCTTATGGGTAGTAGAGATATAGCACAACAAACACATAAACTTGAATTACAAAGAATAAAGCTTGCAGAAAAACTTAGAATAGCTTCGATGAATAAAGTCGAAGTTGATCAAGAAGATTTAAATGCAACTAATTTAGCTTTAGACAGTCAACGAAAAGCTCTAGATGCAAGTAAAGAACAGTTAAAAACCATTGAAAAGAATATGGGTAGTACTGGTGAAGTGTTTTCTCGATTAGCTAAGAATAAATTTTTCGGAAGTATTTTAAACGCTGAAAAAGGATTAGTCGAAATGCGTAAAGAAGCTGCTAAAGGAACCAAAGGATTTAGTTTAATGGGGAAAGGAATAGGAGCTGCATTTAAAGGTTTAGAAAAAGGGACAGTTGTACTCTTTGCTATAAATCAAGTAGTAAAAGCATTTAGATTCCTCATTGATATAATGATGGGTGCTAATAAGCAAGCAGTTAATTTAGCTAGAAGCTTTGGTACAAGTGTAGAAAATGCTCAAGTTCTTAGGAAACAGTTTGCACGAATTAGACAAGAAACAGGAAAGACTAGAAATAATGTAGATGCATTAGCAGAAGCCTCAGGACAAATAAACGAAGAGTTTGGTGCTGTAATGTATGCTTCTGATAAAATATTAGATAATCAAACATTTTTAACTTCAAGAGTAAAATTATCTGGTGAAGCAGCATCTAAGCTTGCTATTAGAATGGCTACAACAAACGAAAGTGCTGAAGGCGTAAATAAAAATACTATTTCGTTTATGAATAGCTTTAGTAAAGCAACCGGAGTAGGAATGACTTTTAAAGGAGTAATGTCAAGTGTAGCTGATGCTGGTGGACAAATAGCTGCTTCTTTTGGATTTTCAAATGAAGCTT